CTAACTGAATAGCATATGATATTGATGTCATACCATTAATTACAGGTGTCCAAGTTCCTTCTTCGTAATCGTCTAGTAATTCTGAACCTACGCTTGTTCCATCAGCAGTATCACTAAAATCTATTCCATGACCACTATCTAATACAAGATTTCCATCAGTGATGTTAACATCACCATCAGTTTCAATAGTCATTCTTGATGTTTGTGAAGAAGTGTCACCAGTATAAAATCTTAAACCACCTGCATTTAAAGTTTGTATTTTAGATGTGTTTGTAGTGCCATCATCTTCTAACATTATACCATCATTGTCTTTTATATGAAGTGCAGATAACGGACTTGTAGTTTTAATACCTACATTTTCTGAACTATTTATTGTAATAGCAGTAGCATCAGCATTGTCATCTATGCCAACAGAAGTAAATGCACCAGTAGTTGTTATTGCACCACTTGTATTTATTACAGCATTGTTTGCTATTTGGTCTGTACTTACAGCATCATCAGCAATGTCTGCTGTTTCGACTAGACCACTACTAGATGGTTTAAATTTACTTAAGTTTCTTGCATTACTCATGTTTTCTCCAACCTTCTTTTTAACTCTGCTTCAAGTTCTGCCTTGTGTGTTTCAGCTAATGTGTCAATTCTACTTTGTGTCCAATTTTTAACATCTTCTTGTTCATGGTCAGAATATAATGTAACAACATTTGTTTCTTCTTGTTTATCTCCATCAACAGCTTTCATAACAAAATTAATTCCTGTAACAGAACCAAAATAATCAACTGCTAATTTTTTTTTAACCCATGAATATTCTATTGCCATATAAAATCCTTTTAATCTGCACCATCTGTTAATGTGTTTCCAGCATTATTAAAATCAAATCCCATAACACATACAGAGTAACTACCACCACCCATAGTTAAATTTAATCTTTCACTTGAATTGCTGTATGACCTACTTGCTGGTGAACCTCTAACTGTATTACCAGAAACTACAACCACACTTCCATTCAAACTTGCAACTAATATGTCAACAAATCTATTTGCACTTGAGTTATGGTCACGACCAGAAACAACAAAGAAAGAACCATACGTTCTAAATCTAGTTGTGTTTGCAATAACAGTAGCTGATGTGTCGCAACCTACTGTGTATTGAGAAACTATTTGATTTCTACTTACAAGTCCATCTGATGCTACAGAAAGTCTTCCTTCATCATCTACTTTTAAACTTTTAAGTAAAGATCCACCTTCTCTTCTTGTTTCAAATTCAATCTTACCACCATTTTCAGAAGTTCCCTCTTGTCTAGCGTGTATTCTTGCATTAACAGTAGGTGTTGAACCAGAAGAAAAATCAATTCCACCTATAAAAGCATCATCACTAACACTTGTACTTGTTGTTCCTAATGTTAGTAATGAACCAGGGGAAGCTGTTTGTAATAATGTTAAACCAGCATCAGCAGAATGTGTTAAAACCATTTCACTATCTGCACCAAATTTTATTGCAGAAGAATCAGATTTCATTAACAAATCATTTCCTATAACTGCATCTTTGGCTACAGATAATCCACCATCTGTTTGTAAAGAACCATCTGTAGTAGTAGTAGCATCTGTAGTATTATCTGTTTTAATTATACCACTAGCAGTCATTGTAGTAGCTGTTAAAGCACCACCAGATATTGCTCCAGTAGTCGTAATAGCACTTGACCCATTATCTATTGCACCAAAGCCACTTGTTATTGACCCAGCATTTAATGCACCGACACCAGTAATATTTGTTTGTGATGCTGTCTGTAATGTACCAGTTAATGTTCCACCACTAATTGCACCAGTAGTTGTTATTGTCGACGACCCAGTATCTATATTCCCAAAGCCACTTGTAATAGAACCAGTATTCAATGCTCCAGTAGATACAATGTTTGCAACATTAAATGTACCAAAAGCAACAATATCTACATCATCACCATCAGCTAGATTAGAAGCAAATACTACTGAAGTTCCAGATGTAATAGTAATATCATCAGGTGACATTCTAACACCATTAACATAGACATCTGCAAATCCAGCATCATAAGCAAGAGTATTACCATTTGCATCAGAACCAGTAACAGAATTTGGTGTACCTGATATATTATAATGAAATCTAGCTGACGTACCATTTACTGTTGATCCAGCAGCGCTCCAGCCACTAGACTTATAAACTTTTAATTCATTAGCTGTTGTATCAAAATATAAATCACCAACATCTAAAGAACTTGTTGGTGCAGAACTAGATATTCTATATCTTTCTGCAAAACTATTTACTCCTGATACATTACTAGCAACAGTTCCAATGTTTGTTATAACATCAGTAGCATTAAGATTAGCTATATTTGTTAGCACACCTGAAGCATTTAAATTAGCAATGTTAGTTAGTACACCTGAAGCATTAAGATTTGCTATATTAGTAATTACACCAGATGCATTAAGATTAGCCATATTAGTAATAACACCTGACGCATTTAAGTTTGCCATATTAGTTATTACTGTTGAATCAGCAAGCAGTGCCATATCATCTATTACATCTGTTACTGCAAGTAATGCCATATCGTCTGTAATTGTACTATTAGCTAATATAGCAAGGTCATCTATTATAGTTGAGTTTGCAAGTTGTGCCATATCAGCAATAATATCTGAATTAGCAAGTTGTGCCATGTCAGCTATAACTGCACTATCACCCAACAATGCCATATCAGCTATAACATCTGTCAGTCCAAGTAATGCCATATCAGCTACAGCATCAGCAGTTCCTAATCTTCCTATTTCTGTAACTTTTCCAGCTACTGCATTTATTTGAGTAAGGTTTGCATTACCACCAGTTGTACCAGTAGCGATTGTATTTAAGTTTGTTAGATTGGAATTACCACCAGTTGTACCAGTAGCTATAGTTGTTACATTACTAGCTACACCAGCAACAGTTGTTACATTACTAGCTACACCAGCAACAGTTGTAATAGCATTTGTAGCTGTTGTGCCATCTTGTATATCGGCAAGTGTTGCAATATCAGAGGTAACAGTAGCAATTAGTGTTGCATCTGTTTGAGTTGGTCCAGCTTCTGCGTTACCAGTTGTTGCGTTAAATGCAAGGTATCTGCCTTTTCGTGCATCTTTGAGGGGAAGAGTTAAGGTTGCCGTTGCATCTTCATCTGATAGCTTTAGTGATCGACTAATGTCATCTTCTAGTTCTTGCTGTACTGCTGTGATTGTGTCTAGTTCTGTATTCAGACTATCAACCTGAAATGAACCTGAAGTAGGAAAGTCAGTTGTCCTGGATATTGTGATATCACGAACAATCGTTACATCTGCATTAGTTACTTCATTACCTGTTGTCATTACAACATTGCCACCACTTGTAGTACCAGCACCAGTTACAGTGTAATGTGTTGTTAATGTTTTAAGTGTTGAGCCTACAAATACTTTTAAATCAGCATCTTGAAAGATAGGAAAGCCATATGCAAATGTTGTTGTCGACGACGATCCTACTGTATATTGGACTCTTGGACTTGTTGCACTAATATCTAATGTCATAATCGCACCCTAATATTCTATTTTATAAACTTCAACGCACAAATTAAAATCTACCTCTTGTGAAATCTTCTATTTCTCCAGCCAATGTACGAAAACCATATAATGATGATACTGGTGTAAGTCTTAATGCTTTCCTTATTGCTTCATCTGACTGACCACTTCCAAATAAATAAGCTGTATCAGCTAAATCAAACAAATATGATGGTGTTGCACCAGCAAAATCTGTTGCAGTTTCTAAACCAGCACCCAAATCAGATGGTGGATTTACTCTATACTTTGGTTGTATTAATGTATCATCTCTATCTAAATTACCCATCCTATGTCTTGCGTGTAATCCCATATAAAATAAATCACTGTATATGCCAGTAATACCAGTTTGATCTATTGCTCTTGTAAGCTGATCTTCATAATCCATATTGTTAAAACTTCTTGGATTTTTCATATATAGAGTTAAATAGCCAAGTGCCAGCATAGTAGCAAATCCAGCAACCTTACCAGTTCTTTCACCATCAAATCCTGATGCAAGTATTTTTGTAGTAGCACCTAATGTATAGTTCCAAAACTGAAATGGTAGTGCCATTAAGCCATTTTCAATTCTTGTTACTTCATATCCTATTGTACTTGATCTTTTATCTACTTTAAAACCTAGTGCTTTTAATGCTGGATTCATTCTTGCATATACAACACCATCAATTATTTTTGGTTTATCTGCTGGTGTAGCATTAATAATAGTATTTCTTGTCATTGTAGCTAATGCACCACGAAACTTTCTTACTAATCTTTGATCTCCCCAACTTTCTGTATTTGCTAGAAACAATCTGCCAGTATCACTTGTTTGTATTGTGCCGTCGTCGACAAGTCTTTTTATTTTTCGTGCATCTCTTATTGTTATTCCATATCTTGCAAGAAGTTCAATGCCTTCCTGATCTATTGTTCCAGCAACAAGTCTAAGTGAACGATCTACTAATGAATGTTGACCAAGAATACCAGACATTTGTTTTGTTATTTGTGTAATAGGTGCTAATAAATTAGCTGTATAAAATATTCTTTTACCTTGTTCATTAATTTTACTTAATCCTTTAGTAAAAGGTGATCTTAAAAAATCTTCATACATTCTATTATGAGCAACACCTAATATCATATCTAATGCTTCACCAGCAATCTGAACTTCTTTTGCACTCAAACCTAATGCTTTTAAATCTGTCAAACCTTTTAATGTTCCACCTATTTGACCAAGACCTAACGCACCCTGTTTACTTGCGTGTTGCATAATAATCATTCCTAATTCTGGCAACGACGACAATCCAGCACGACCAAGAAAAGCATATGCTGTCCAATCAGTTAATGCTCTTGATATTCTTCTATTTAAAGCATCTGGTCTTTGTATTGGTGTGCCTACAACACGATCATACATATGAAATAGATTTTGTTTTGCCAAAGATATTTCTTGTGCTGTATTACCATGACGAATCATATCTAATTCAGATTGATCTACAAGATCATCCATTGATTTGCCTTTAAATGTATTTGCAAATTCAATCTTAGAGCCAGTTCTCATCATGTAATACATTGCAGTATCCAGTGGGTTTATCTCAATAAAATCTAATAACAAATGATTTGGTATATCTAGTTCTCTATGTCTAAGATGTTTAGATAAACCATATCCCATAAAATCATCTTCAAGATTTTGTTTATTTAAAATCCTATCAACTGTTTTGTTTACTGATCTTTCAATATCAGAAGCTGTTGCATTTGGATTTAATGGATTAGCTGTGTACCAATCTCTAAGTATTGTTTTAAAACCATCCATATCATTAGCTATTGCATCAATATTAAAGTATCTTGGATAATAAACACCACGATATAATGGGTTATAACCACTTGCTAATAAATCTTCTGAGTCTTTTAATTTACCTCTTTGTTTACCAAGTATTTCTCTTAGCTTAACTTTTGCTCTTGGGTTTGTTTCTGTTCTTATTTGATTTCTTATGTCGTCGATTGTAATTCTTAGATTATCAATTTGCCTGGTGATAGAATTTCTTGTAGCAAGTAATCCATTATTAAGCATATCAGTTCCATATTTTGTATAGAACAAATCCATTTCATTAATAAATTCTTCTTCAAATCTTGATAGTCTTGCTCTGTTTGGCTGTGCTTCTCTTAATATTCTTTCTCTTGCTAATCTTTCAGCAAACTCACGAAACCCAGCACTTGTTAATCCTATTGGTTGATTTGTTTGATTCATAAAATTATGATAGATACCATTTAATTTACGAGAGTGAGCATAGTAGTCACCCATATATGTAACTGATCTCATAAATACAGATGAAATACCTTGACCAGCTTTATTCATCATACTTGTTAAACCACCATCAGCACCTACTTGAGTAATTAACTTTTTAACTGATTGTGGATAGTTGCCTTGAATAATATCTTTCATTGGTGTTGCAACTAATTTATAAAATGGTGTATTTACAAACCAATTATTTTTATAATCAAATGCTTGATTTGGATTTACAGTTTGATTTAAAGAATTATTTACATCAGTTTGTTCAGCAGTAAATCTTTGTGATGCACGACCAGAGAAAGCACCAGTAATACCACCTAATGCTCCAACTAATGCCGTCGACCCAACAATATTAATGCCACTTTCTGTCAGGGTAGCATCAGGTTCAAAGGGCGCTCGTAATAATTCTGTTCCAGCACCAATAAAAAAACCTGACTTTGCACCTGATAATGCTCTTGCAGTAATACCAACACCTTTAAATGGTAATGACAAAAGATTTACTGGATCAAGAATACCAGCAGTAATCATTGAACCCCAACCACTTTTGCTTAATATTTCTCTATTCTCACGCATCTTAGATGTATGCGTTCTTAAATAGTGCAAATGATCCATAGATTTCGCTGTGCCTAAAATAGTTATTTGGTTTCTGTCATCTAAATCTTCTACTGTTAAATGATCTAATACATTGAAATTTTCATCTTCTTCAAAAGAACTACTATATAATGCACCCATTATTGGTCTATATTGATAGCCATATGTAGCCATCATTCCTTCCCAAAATGATGGATCTTGCTCACCCATAGACATACTATCATATGCAATTATTGGTCTGCCGACGTCTACCAATTAATTATTTCCCATTTTAAATTTTAAGCCAGGACCAAAACCACCACTACTTCCATGAAATAAAAACTTATAGTTTTTTGCATCCTTTGTTTGTTGTATAATTTTACCAGCATATAATAAATTTTCTTCTATCATCTTATTATATTGGTCACTTATTTGATCTGCAAATTCTTCAAGTTCTATTGAAACAAGTTGATTATCTTCAACAACTGGAGTTAAATCACCTTCTTCTCCTGTTGCAATATAGTATCTAACATTTGATCTAGCAGAGTTTGGGTCAACAATTACAAATACATTTTCACCTAAAACTGGATTACTAATACCAGAAAGTTGTTTTACTTTATTTTCAAATGTTGTTAATGCTTCAGATTGAAATATAACTTCAGGTGCAAATCTTGTTCTTTTAATTGTTCCTCCTGAGTGCATATCAACAGCGTATTTTGATTCTACCCATCCTCTATTTACAGTACTAACCATTGTGTCTATGGCATTTTCAACACCAATTAAATTACCTAAATACATTGTTTCATCTAAAACTTGTTCTACAATAAAATTATCTTGTATATCTTTAAATAACTCACTTCGTATAATGCTTTTTGCTGTACTTACATTTGCTATAAATTTATCATTATTTTTACTTTGCATTTCCATATTCATGTCATTTAATAAATTATTAAAGTTTTGTAAATCAGATGAATTAAGTCTATTTACAGCATCTTGTATTCCTTCCATTGTACTATTAAAAGTTAACATAGCATTTAGTGCTTTCATTTTTTTTGATACTGTTTGACTCATACCCATACCTAAAGTCAAATCTCTATGCACACCTTGAAGTGACATATTGTTTGCCATGTTTTGATATATTTCAAGAACAGCAAATGATTCTTCTGCATCTAATGTTCCTTTAGTAAGTCTATCAAATTTGTCTTCCATTACTTTTGGAAGAACACCTTGTTCAGCAATTATTCTATAAAAATTAATACTGTTTGGATTTTTTGAATCAGCTAACAAAAGCATTTGATCTTTAGTTGGTGGTAAAAGTAAACCAGTTTTTGTTGTTTGTAGTTCTACACCTGACTTACCAAATACATATTGTGAATATACTGGTTGTTCTTTTCTACCAATATCTATTCGTATACCTTGTTCAAATGCTAATGTAAGATTTTTTGCTTCATTAGCTTGTTTTTGTGAATCTTCATATTGTGCTTGGCTTACTTTAACAGAATTGATTACTCTTTTAATTGTTGGATTATCTAATATATGAGGATTATTACTAAGCAATGATTTAATACGATCAAATGATCTACCTGTTTCTATCATAATTTTTGTATCAGGTAGATCATCTAATTGTTGTTTACCAAAACTATCAGCTACCATTATTATTTCTTCAGAAGAAAGGTTATTTAATGCTATACCAATTCTTTGTTCCATTACTCGTCTACGCAATTCTACTATTCTGTTATTGGCTCCTCCTCCAGTTATTACACCTTCATTCACAAGCTGATTATATTCATGTTCTATTGTTTGCATTAATTGATTAGCAGTATTGATATCTCCATTTGCAAACGCATTAATAGCTTGATTAGCCATTAATTCACTTTGCTCAGAAGTTTGTAATATTAAATTTTCATCTTCTATTTTTTTTGTATTTGCTAATACTGTGTTATTACCTATAGCTATTTTTGCTGTTGCATAATCTGTAAGAATACCTTTCATACTTGGATCAGCATTATCTATTAAACCAGCAGTAGCTATTGAAACATCAATGCTATATTGATCTGCGTCTGTTGGATTATCTCTTAGTGCATTTGATATTTTATTGTCTATTAAACTTCTCATATTTGTTTCATATCTACGAAGCATTGTTTGTTCAAATGCTTTTGTACCTATCGTTCCCATAGACAAAGGTGCTTTTGTTATTTGCATATTTTCATCAAAGACGTCGACAGATAATGCTTTTCTTGTTCCAGCTTCCTTTGCTTCATCAACTGCTTTTTTATAAAACTCACCTGATAAAGCTGATGATATTCTTGATATTGTTTCCCAAGTTTCTGACTCTGCTGTTCTTTCTTGTGAACGTACAACACCTACTGGTTTGTTAAATACTTGGTTTTTAAATCTTTCTATCTTTACCATCAATCATCTCCAACTTTGACTTTATCATATCTCATTATTCCCTCTGTACCAGCACCAACAAGATTTAATAATCCTTGTCGTCGTAAAGATTTAGCTCTATCAGTTGCACCTGATACAGCTTCAAACTTTTGCAGATCATAATTTTTTTGAATATTTTTTCCTTGAATAGCCATTCTTTCTAAATCAGTTTGCAGTGTAGCAAAGTTATTTTTTTCAAATGCTCTAAATGATGGATCACTTGCATCTCTTCCCATGATACCCCTCATAGCAATATTAGACGCCATTGATTGAGTAAAGGCTTGAAGTAATGCAGTTGTTTCCTGTTCACCAGTAAGTTGTGCTACTTGTTTTTGTTGTTCTATTCTTTCAGCAGTTCTTTGACCAGCCCTAAGTGCTTCCTTTGCACCAGCCCTTGCAGACATCATTCCACTTACACCTGATGCTACTGTTGTAAATAATAATAATTGTGGTGACGGAATACACATTAGAAAGCTACCTCCACTACCATTCCATTAAGTTGTAAAGTAACTGGTGCAGTTTGAGTTATTAAAACTCTTGGGTCTGTACTATAACCCAACATTCTAAACTCTTTTTTACCAGTAAATTTTGATAAACCTTGTGAAAAATCATCTGTTGTACTTTGTAATATCAATGGTACTGCTGTACCACCACTACTTACAGATACAGATAATGTATCAACCAGGTCTAAATTAACCCTTGTTATTTGTCTTGGTTCTGCTGTAAGAGGACCACCATCTACATTTGCATCTAATGGAAGAGTAGTTAATACACCAGTATAACCAAAACCAATTTCTGCTGAGCTTGTTGTACTTACAGCAGATACATCTATTTGATTTGATCCTTGAGTAAAGTTACCAAGATAATCATTACCAGATACGACGTCGACCTTTGCATTGTTTTCAAAAATTGAATTTGTTGTGAACACTCCATTACTTCCTGAGAAGTCATCACTGCAATCTAAAGTAGCTGTATCCAAGAACTCCTCTAGCATAAACCTTACAGTACCACCACCTAAATCTCTTTTAGCAACACAAAACAATCGTTCATCAATAGTACACATACTGTGAAATCCACCAGTAGTGCCAGTATCAGAGGTTGTCCACAATGTCCACCCAGCCTTTTGTTCATTACGAATTGAGTGAAACACTGCGATTGTACCATCACTATTTACAAAGAAAGCATAACTTTCAGGTCTTGTTAACGCACCACGCATAGCTGTCATTTGCGTTGGGTCGATCACAAGATGTGAACTTAATAGTGAAATAGGTGTTGATACATACGCACTTTCCTCGTCACTAAATACAAACTCTCTTACTGTTCTACCACCTCTTTGAACATATACTGTAGCACCATCAAATGGTGTAGGTCGTACACTTGCACTACCAAAAGGTGTTTGTCGTCGTATCTGTGCATTTGTTGGTGTCAATGCACTGCTTGCAAAAGATGGTATAAAAAATTCAGAAGTGCTTGTGAACACTTGTAAATCTCGTGAACTTGTTAAATGTTTAATAGAGTTGAACTCACCAGCACTGATTGCAAACTGTATGCTCTCATTTGATTGTGCTGTACCAACATCAAAGTTAAAAAACTCTGAAGTTTTCGACGACCATATTCCATCAGGTTGACTTGTTGTACCAGCAAACCAAAGTCTATCTTCATGGAATGTAACAGCACTTGGAAAACCTCTAAGTGTAGAATATGATTGTTCATCAAAATCTGTGTCTGCTGATGTTCCTGATAATGTTTTACGAACAGTTGCATTGACTTGAGTTGCACTTGTAAAACCACTAACAAGACATTCATTACCTTTGTATCTTATAATAGTTCCTACATGACCACTTTCAAAATAGTTTGCAGAAGTTGTCAATGTAATACTACCACTTGTACCACTTGGAGTAAGAGTTACACCACTTTCTTGAAATGCAAAATATGGTTGGAATTTTTCATCATTAGCTGTTGTTTCATCAAATGCAAACTTTCTTACTTCAAATGTTGTAAGTCCAGTTCTAACTATTCTCATTTGTATATGAGAACTATGAGCAACAAACATATTATCAGCAGACTGTGCTATAGTTTGATGTTCTATTGTATCAACAGTCCACGGCAATGTTGTACTATCTGTATCTGCTGTTAATGCTTGTATATGAGATATTGCACCAGTTGATGCAACTATACGAAAGAAGTCACATCTGCCAGCACTAAATGCTACAATGTATCTTTCGTCGTCAGAAAATAAAAATGGTTCTATCTTTACTTGTAATCTTTTTGCATTGTCTACTGTGATAGTAGTAAACTTATGAATAAACTCTGTGCCTGGTCTACGTTTAACTCCACCCTCTGCCATCAAAAAAAAGTTTCTTACTTTTTCTGCTGATTGAACATATACATTCAAATCAGTTCTTGATGTCATTGCTGGTGAGACTTCACCTCTTTCAAAGTTGTTGAGAGGTATTCGAATACGAGCCATTAGACATTACTCGATAATGTACCAGTTGTCCTTCTTGATGTAACAAAACGATTAGTAGAAAGTCTAAGAGTTGTTTGCTGTTGACTATCAAGTGTTCTTGCTTTCTGCATAAAGAACCTTGCTTTCTCAAACATATTGTTAGACATACTATCATTTCTTGCTAGTGCTAATGCAAAGTGTCCAGACAATTCATAGACAACAGCCTGTACAAAGTATGCTGGAAACTTAGCTTCTAATTGTCTAAAGTTATAATCTATGACGACGACATCATTAACACTTGCATCATTGAAGATAAAGTTACCATAAATCTGATAGTCAATATTTCTATCATTTACTGTAACAGCATTTATCATTAATGAGTCAGAAGGTATTTGGTAAGCTGAATTATATCTACCAGTTGGTTCATCTGATAGTCTGTTACCTATTGCTTGGTTTACTGCAAATCTCCATCTTGTATTTACAAGACTAGCTTGAATAGTATCTTCATAAAGATTAACAGCAACCAATGCTTCGTTTGATCCATCACTAAAAGAAGTAATTGGTTGTGCGCCAATCAACACCAGTGACCGAGTACATATATCGATAGGAGATGTCGCTGATGTTGATTGACTCATATTATTTAGTCGCCATCTGTTTCTGCAACAGCAGTTCCGTCTGAAACGTCAACTACTGTACCAGTGTTTGAAAGCACGGTACAAAAATTTGTTGTTGGAGTATTAGTATCCATAACAATAATTAAGTCCCTTACGTTCAACATATTAGCAGAGTTATTAAAATAACCAGCACTGTTAACAGTTGCGATTGTATCTGTGGTTTGATAAATCCAAAGATTTACTCCACTAGCACCACCTATTCGGTGTAGTCCAGTTGCACTATAAGCCATCATCTACCTCCTAACTGTTATTGTCTAAGAACTCATAGACACCATTGTCATCAATAACAACAGCACCCATTGACATCATAGACGTTGCAAGGTGAGATACCCTTTCAGGTATGTAATTTAATTCTGTTGTGACGTCGGCACCAATACCTAGTCCTACAGCAGAAGTGTGATAAGCCATATTCTTACCAGCAGTTACTGAAGAAGAAGAGAAGAACATAAAACCTAAGAAGTTCTTAGCTGTCATTCCACCAGCAAAAGGTAAGTTAGCTTCACCAACAAAGTCTGCACTAGCAAACTCATTGATTGCATATAGATCAGCAAATCCCTTTGGGTTCATTGCTACATATCGACCACCATCTTCTGGAATGTCAGCAACACCAAACTGCTCAAACAATGCTAACACATCTGCCTTTTCAATAGCAGAACTTGTGTCATGAATTTGAGTAGAGTTAGCACCACTATCCATAGCAGTGATTAATATTTCATCAGTCTTTCTACCTAAAGCACCAGCTTCAGACTTAGCGATTGCCTGACGTTCATCTATATTAGTTTTGATTTCATCCAACTTGTCAATATATTCGGCAGCATAATGATCTTCCATTGTTACATCAACAGTTGTGTGGGTCAATTCCATAGGTGTGATTTGACCATTTCTACTTTTAGTAGAAGCTGAACCTTTACCAATCTTCTGAAAGCGAACTGTGCTTCCTCTCACATTAGCAACAGTACGCACAGTGTTCCTTAATTTAGAACCCATACGTTGATATGCTAAGTGTACTTCAGATTCAAACTGTCTAATAAAAGCAGTATCAATAGTATTAGCCATTGATTGTCTCCTTTAAAAAGTTAAAATTTATCAGTTTGCAGATGATTGTCCAACTTTCAGCTTCATTAAGATTGTCTTTAAAAAGGTCTTTCAGCATACATTGGGTCATTACGAATTAAGCATTGGCATTTCTAAACCTTCTTGACAACGCACAAAACGTAAACACTCAAAACTATTTACATATACTGGTACAGAATAAAAACTAAACCCAAGCCAAGCTAACCAAGTTATTGTTCTTTTATGATCTGATGGTACAACATTTTCTAATACCTCATAATCTTTTTGCAAAAGTTCAATAATCTCTCGTGATGCTTTTAAAAAACTAAAGTGGTTTTTCTCTATATCTTTACTGCCAAGTAACCATATAGAAGCAAAGCTACTGTTGTTTGAATACTGCATTGTACCAAACATACATATAGGAATGTCGTCGACAAGTGCTGTAAATGTTTTACAGCCTTTATCAACTAGTGGCATATGTAATGCACGATTAGGTGAAACACCATGAATGATACATTCACGAACATCCTCAGGTCTTAGATTTTCTTGTAGATACTTTGCATCTTCACTTGTTGAAGAAACAATATCAATTCTTCCTATCGTAGCTGTATAGTTACGAACCATACAGTTTATTGAAACCATCAGTTACTTTATTGACAAAGTTTTGATCTCTTTCACCAGGCTTCCAATATCTAGGATCACGCATCATTTCATCTAAGTCATCTTGATTTAATGTAGCTGGTTGAGTTCCATTACCACCAAGACTACTATTTTTTTGCATCTCCATTATTTTTTCAAGAACACCAATGCCTTCAGCAGTTGAAGCAAGGTTTTGTATTGCACCAAACTCTTCTTCAGTAAAGTTATTCTGTGTCCACAAAGTTACTGCATCAAGTCTTGCTTGAGCATTATCACCTAACTTTGCTTTCTCAGCTTCAATGTCAGGTTGCATACTATTCATAAACTCAGCAAACTTTCCTATACCAGCTTCAAACTCTTCTTGTGAATAACCATTTTCAAATGCTTCATTAGCCCACCAGTTGAACATTTCATTATCTTGGGCTAGTTCTTCATCAATGCTTTCAGGTATTTTGTAATCACCAACTGATGCTGGTCTACCATTATAGAACTCTTGTTCAAGTTCTTGTAGAAACTGATCTCTTACAGTTTCATCTTTTTGACCAATCTTACTTTCTAATTCACCATAACTTTGAACTAAACTTTCAGGTGTTTCAAACTTTTCAGGCAACCATTCAGGTCTTGTTTGTTCCACTTCTTGGCTTGTTGAAGAGTCCGTCTGATCGTTTACTACTGTCTGTGTCGCTTCTTCCATTCTTTACTCCATGATTATGAACAATTCTGCGTTCAATTATCCCTACAATATATCGTTGACCCTCAAGGTGACGTAGCTTTGCATCTGTTATATCAGGTCCAGCTACCATTTCTATAGTTATACTTTTAAGATATTTCAAGACTTCTTGACCTATTGGTGTAGAAAAACAACTACCAACAGCATCTGAAATCATTTCATCATTTTCTTTTGATCTTGGGAATCCATCAATTCCAATATTATTTGTCATGTAAACTTCCTATGCGATTTAGTTTTATCCGAAATACGTTTTGGTTGTTTAGAAAACTGTTTGCCTTTTTTAATGGCACGACGTTTTGCTTTAGTTGACCTTGCGTACTCTTCGTCAGATAATGCACTAATTGCAGAGGAAGGTAAATATCTTTCTCCAGTTGCATCTTTTCCTTGTGTCGACGGCTTACCACTTTTGGTTCGCCATTTCTGTTTAGTCCATGCAACTAAGGATCGTTGAGGTTTCTTCATGAGGTATAGCCACCACCAGCTTTCTTATATGCTAATGCTAACATTTGTGCTTTACGAGCAGACCATTGACCAGGCTTTCCACCTTTGCCACTAGCCTTTATTCTTGCAAATATTCTTTTACGCATTGCTGGCTTGGTATAGTTGCCAGCTTCATTTACTGCCATTTTTCTTCTTCTTCATCTTTGAAGCCATGATTTTTTTCTTTAATGCTTCAGGTAAGTTTTTTTGTTTACCACTTAGCATTTGATTTTTTGATGGTCTACCTTTTTGTGAACCATATGTTCCTTTACCCATTGGCATAGTTTTTCTCCTTTAACAATCCCATTTACGAAGTGATTTATTAATTCTGCTATTGGGATCGTTTGCTGTTTTAGCAGAAGTTAATTTTCTTTTCATACCTCTCATTCTAGCACAAAAACTCTTTCTACGTTTTGCAGACTTTGGACTTTTCTTAGCTTGTTCTCTTGATACTGGTGGTTTAAGATTACCACCTTTGGCATTGTAAGAAGCACGACCTTTTGCATTTAATCCACCTTCAGGGTTTTTGCCCTCTTTTCTTTGCCAAGCTGGTGTAGCCATTTATCTTTTTCTTTTTGTATATCCTTTAGGTCCAGCAGTAATACTTTCACTTGTATCAACTACTTTACCTGATGAATAAACATTTATACCAAAAACACTTTGAGAAATTTTATTTACACTTTTTTTAAATTTTTGACCTCTTTTTTCTAATTCTTCTTTCATTTCTTTTGGCATTTGTTTTGGGTCTACAAACATTATTCTTCCTCCATCATAGGTTGTTGCTGTTGTTGTTGAGCAAGCTGTGCTGTCATTCTAATTATTTCTTCACGACTTGCTTTATCTCTTATGAGATTATCAGGAACACCAAACTTTCTTGCTAAATGTATAGATGTTTCTTCACTGTCTATTAATAAATTAATCATCTGTGGTCCAAATCTACCACCAACTAATTCTAAAAATCTGTCGACGGAAACAATATCCTGTTGTGCCTGTGCTTGTGCCAATGGAGAAACAGATCTTACTTTTACTTCTCTACCATTGATTGTAGGTATCTCAATACGACCTTGTTTTTTTAGTATATGTACAACTCTTTGTAATACTGGTGTTACAAGTTCAGCTTGTAATCGACCGAAAGCAGAACCTATGCGTCTTGATAGATCAGCCATTCTTTCAGCAATCTCTGTAGCACTAGCTGGTGTTCTGTTTGGATCACCAAGCATATCATTATACAATGCTCTTTTGATATTATTACGCATATCATTTAAAACAAGATCAGCGACATCAAATCTACCAGCAGTTGCTATTGGCTGTAATCCAGCAGAACCAGGCGACTTAGGAATCACAGTGCCAGGCACTAATGAAACATTATCAGGATTTATAACTCCATCATCTTCCATCTGATATATACCTGATATAGCCATTTGTGCATTTTCTAATATTAGTTCAATAGTAAGGTTGGTAGTCTTGATTGCACTGAGGGCATTGATTAATGGACCTCTCCCATAAACCTCCCCAGATGCTTTCGACCAGCGATAAGCTATTATAGGACATGAACCAACACCCTCATACTGTTCATCTAAAATCTTCTGTTTTGTCTCAAGATCAATAACGCAATATTTATGAGCCATAACATTAATTCTAGAATAATCTCTATATACTATTTCTAGTATCTTTCTTTTTTCTTCAGGACTTCTAAGGACTGCTTCTTTTATTTTTTGCGGAATAATAGCTTTCGGATACGCAACCAAAAGCTGTCCACCCCTGATTTGACGTTCTCTATATATTGAGTCAACTCTGTCATCAGGACCGACATCCAAGACAACATGAGGTAATGGAATCGCTGAAAACCTAACAGGATTAACTGCATCACCCTCTTCACATAATAGAACACCAGTTCCAACAGCACAGTCAAGAAACGACTCGTGTACTTCTTGAGCAAAGTTACTGTTCTGTAGAATCTCAAATACATAATCTGTTACTCCTTGCAGTTGAGAATTAACTTCATCTCTTTGTTCTTCAGGTACTTCTGAACCAGCAATAAAGTCAGCCCATCTTGCAAAGTTTGGTACAAGACCTGATTGCAACCTTGATGCAAATTCTTGTACACCGACGACGGCAGTTTCATCAAAGATTTTATCATCTCTTCTTTGACCAGGTGTTTCTGAATAAAAACTTTCTCTTTGTGGAAGAGCATACTCATAACATTCTTCAAACAATGATGTCCAATTATCTCTGAGTGACTTTGCTCTTTCATATCTTCTTAATAAATTATCTACTGGTTTATCAGCACCAGTATTGATTGGTGTAATTGTATTTACTTCAACCATTACATTGGGTCCTTATAATATCCAATACCACCTGATTGTCCTGATATAAGTGATCGACGACCAACCTTACCAGCAGAAACCTTTTTGTTAAACTCTTCTTGTTTCTTTTTCTCTGCTTCTTGTCTTTTCTTTTCTTCAGCCTTTTGCTTTTCGATTTCAGGATCGACTTTGGGTTCAGGCATTACCATTTTAGGACTTTTAAAAAAACACATAATTTTCGATACTCCATTCGAATGACTTTAGCCACGCACAAAAATGATACATAGCCAAACCATATATTAATAAAAACACTCTTAACCTAACTACATCCGTGACCACAAGCCAACTCTTCTTTGTTTTGGTCGTCGACGAAAAACATCAAACTCAGGTTTTGCATTAAATGATCGTAGTGGTTTATTGTTTCCAATGATTGATCTACCCTCACCAGCACCCAACATAAGATATTGTAATGCATCATGTATATGTGAATACATATTCTTATCAGGTTTGTCATCAAATCTTTCACCTGATACTTGCAATCTTCTATATTGGTATCCACCTTCAAAACCTTTTATTAGCTGTCGACAGCGATAGTCAACCATAAATGCTGGTACACCCTCAACCATCTTCATCAATGATTTATTAACAGCTTCTATTCTTAGAGATACATCATTAGATGGTGCTGGTAATGCTCTCAATCCAGCACCTCTGAGTATTTGAAATGGTGTGCTTTCATCTGTTTGCGCCCTAAAGTCACCACTTGGATCACCATATATCAGTGCTTCACAGTTCAAATATTTAGTTGCAATCTCTTCTCTTAACAGTTCAGAGAACCTTACTATACCCATATCAAAAGCAACTATCTCAGCTTGTATTAACCAACGACCTCTTACTTTCTGTGCAAATACCCCAGCTGGAGTTAGTCCAAAGTCTAATCCTATATATACTGGCTGACCATCTGCTACTGGTATTTCTTCTTTTGATATATGAGTATCTCCTACAAACATTGGATATATTGGTTTACCATCAGAGATAGTACCAAGTTTGTTCATTACATATACATCTATCCAAGACTTTGTTTTACCTTTGACAGTATTCTCATAGTATGTACTCAAAAGGTTTTTTCTGTTTTCTGCTTTACTGTTTTCTTTATAGTCGACGACAGTACCATCTTCGTTTTTCTTTTCCAACATTCCTGGTGGCTGTGTAAAGAATAACCAGTTATCAGGTTTGACTAGCATCTTTATTTCTTCTTTTGGGATATGATCTGGTACTGGAACTTCACCTGACATAATCGCCCACCAGTGATCTTCTTCAGGTGCATTAGTATCACAGATTATACCTGACCAGCTTGGACCTCCCTCTCTCATAGATGGAAAACGACCAACACGCATTGTACAAGCATCAACAATACTCTTTGGTATTTCTCTTGCTTCGTTTATCCATATACCAGTTAGTTCTAATGACAGTAGTTTCTTTACATCTTCAGGTCTATCAAGTGCTAGGAATATGACTTCAAGTTCCATATCACCTTTGCTTATAAAGTGAGTATATGGAACTTCCCATCTAAACTTACCCCATGTATTTTCTGGAAACCAATCTAACCATGTTTTGATTGTCGTTGTCCTAAGTTGTGGATTGGTATTTCTAATAATCGCCCACCTCGATTTACGAATACCCTTTTCGTTTTTTTTCTGTGCCAATGCTCGTCTAAAGACTTCGACACAACACGCCACCGACTTTCCACTTCCAACTGGACCACGCAGTCCTCTAAAGAACGAGTCATCTTTCATAAACTCCTTTAATACTACACCATCAGGTTTGTACTTAAATGTTGTCAATGTTGTTATCTTTACCAGCTTTTATAAGTTGTTCAACTGTAGCTGGACCTATTGTTGCAATTAATTTATCAGCTTCCCTATCAGATTTATGTTCATCAGGTACATACTGTAAATGTATTTTCTTAACAATGGTTCTTAGTAATCGTCTTTCCTCAGGCTTTAGTATGTGTAAAAAACTCATAGTTGTCCTGTTCGTTTTTGATAAAATAAATATCCTAGCCACATTATCACAGCACCAACTAATGTACAGAGAAATATAACACCAGCTATATTCATTACTCTTGCTCTTAGTTCTTGTTGTGCATATAACTGTTCTTGTCTTTGCTTTCTTATCTTGGCTTGCATCTTCAATAAATCAGACCATGCGTTAGGACCATGCGTTAGATTAATCCAGTTACGCAGTTCTTCTTCCATAGCTTCTGCCTTTTTTTTCGCAGCAAATGCATCCATTGCTTCTTGTTCAACACTTGAACCAGCAAATAATTTTTTAAACAAAGGTGGGTTCTTAGACATCTTCTCTGCATGGTTGACATCAGAAACAGCACCCATCCATCTTCCAATGTCACCATACATTGACTCCACATCCTTCCCCATCTGGAAGCCTTTTTTTATTAGGTTGAAGGCTGTTGAAGCTGTAGCAAGAGCAGTTACTGGGTCCACAATTATCCCAGCAATGTTCTAATCTGTGCCATGATTCCAGTAAACCCACTCTTTTGTCTCCTCTTTCTTTTCTTAGTAAGCTCAGAAAGAAGAGTTGGTGTTGTTGGTTTTACTGGATCACCAGTTAATAAATCTAGTTTTGTCTGTGATGGCTGGTCAAGTCTATCAACAATCTGTGCTTGTTGTTTCATAAAGTCTGTTGGAGTTTTCTTTGTGAAACCTTTTGGTCCAGCAGTTTTTGGTTTTGGCTTTTGACCAATAATCTGACCAGCAGATATAGATGGAGTAGTCGGACTAAAGAGCATACCAGTAGGTGATGTTCCTTTTAAGCCTGGTCTTTCTTTTGTCGTCGGTGTTGGAATACCTTTGCCAAGTTTTTTACTTGCTGTTGAAGCAATAATATTATAGTCACCACCCTTTGCAATGTTTGTCCTTGCTTCCTTAGTAGCTATTGTAGAACCAGTATTAGGGTCTTTGTAAATCAAAGATTTTTGTTTTGGTCCACTTTCACCACCTGAGTATGTACTTATCTTACCACCAGTAATAGTCAAACCTCTCTTAGATGTTGCTCTTGCTTTTTCTAATGGTGGCGACATCTTTACTGGCTGATTAGCTTCAACTACTTTTCTTGTAGTCTTTGAACCACTAGCTTTTGATACTACTGTCTGTATCTTCTTTGCATTGTCTGCACCTCGTGCTGGTGATTGTGCTTTTGATTTTGCTTTTGCAGATGCCAATGCTTCTTTCTGACTTTTTACTAAAGCAACTCTTGCTCTTTCTTTAGCTTGTGCTAATGCTCTTTGTGCATTGG